CATTTTAAGACGCCTATCAATGGCCGCCCTGATCAAGGATTTGTGCAAACTGATTTTATGTTTTTGCAAAATGTTCCGTGGAGTAAATTTGTTTTAGGCGCAATGCCTGCTGATAGCAAATACAAAGGCCGCGAACGTAATGTATTAATGAATTCTATTGCTAAAAGCATGGGTTATAAATTAAATCAAATTGCTGGAATTGCTGATCGTACTAGCAATAAAATTATAACAGACGATCCCGATAAAGTGGCCAAAATGTTATTGAACAAAACAGCCACACGTCAGGATCTAGCCAGCGTAGAAAACATACTACAAGCATTAAGCACAGATCCTCAACGCGATGCTAAACTAGCAGATTTTAAAACTCACATGGAACGTGAAGGCCTACCATTTATGGAAAGCGGAGCTCCGGCGGTTACTGGATATACTGAAGTAAACTTCCTAGCTCGTCTGCGTGATCGTATTGTTAATCAAGGTCTGCAGGTTATTGTTGAAGCTGAAGTACAAGGCGGCCGGGCCAAGGGTATCGAACATCTAGAAGATCTTGTGTTCCGTAATGGCAGCGACGGTATAAAGCGAGCACTGGATATAGTTAAACATACATCATCTGACACAGGTAAAACTACCACAGTCAAGTGGGACGGCAAGCCAGCACTGGTTTTTGGCCGTGATGCTGACGGAACATTTATACTCACCGATGTGTCAGGATTTACAGCCAAGGGCTACGATGGATTGTTTACTAGCCCACGTCAAGTTACAAGACATTTAGCCGCGAGAGACGCCGACGCAGAAGCTCAGGGCCGGCCAGCTAATCGTGTTGCAGACCTAGCACCAATCTACACACAATTATGGCCCATGTTAGAAGCCTCGTTGACCAAAGATTTTAGAGGGTATGTTCAAGGTGATCTATTATACATGAATACACCGCCGTTAGAATCTGGAAATTATGTGTTTACACCCAATGCCATAGAATATAAAATCCCAGCTAATAGCGACATAGGACAACGTATAGGTAATAGCAATGTTGGTATTGCCATGCACACCAAATACTCAGAACCCGGTGCACCCAAAGAACCTCTGGGCAATGTAGAATTTAAACGGGTACCTGGATTGCTATTATTAGAACCAGTATATGCCAAGGAAAATGTACGTCCAAACAAAGAATTAGTACAGCAGGTCAAAGACATTTATAATACCCAAGGTGCAGCTATTGATCAGTTGTTTAATCCTGCAGATCTTCGTACCTTACAAATTACAGATTTACCTCGACTATGTGTGGACTATATTAACAGTCGTGTAGGCGCAGGATTTGAGAATTTACTAACCGAGTTTGGCCCTTGGCTGCAACAACGAGTTACCCCTAAAAAGTTCAATAATATTGTAGAATATCTACAAAGTCCTCGTAGCAATTTAAATGGCATGGCCGCGGCATTTACAGCCTGGGGATTACTGCACGATATTAAGATGGATATATTAAATCAACTTGATTTACAGCACCCGGGGCAAGAAGGCTGGGTAATGGCCACAAATGCCGGTATGGCCAAGGCTGTTAATCGACTAGCTGGCGGATTTACCTCGGCAAATCGTCAATTAAATAACCCAGAAACAGCGGCCTAACTCCTGGTTTTTGTCAAAAGACATAAATAAAAGTAGGCCCATTGAGGCCACTTATTAAGGAGATTTAAAATGGCATATATTACCCCAGTATCAGGTGGATCACAACCAGTATTCAACCTCGACGTATTGAATGGCCCAGTAGCACAAGGTGCAAACATTTCTGCACAAGGTCCAGTTCAACCAGCAGGTCCTAAGTTAGACTTTTTCTCAGTTGTGGCTAATGCTGCATTGACAACAACAGTTGGTGGTGTTAACCAGTATGTTGCAAACGTATTGCAAGCTGTTCAACAGACTGCTACAGTTGCTATCTACCAAGTTGGCCCAACAACAGGTCAAATCAACTTTGCAATTTATCCAACTGGCGCATTTGCTAACACTTCTGTATTCGTTACTGCTGTTCAAACAGCTAACGGTGCAATTGGTGTTGACACAGCAAACGTATCTAACGTTGCAACATTCACAAGTTTAGTTTCTTAATAGATTCTTAATTTGTAACACACTAAACCTGCTCCGGCAGGTTTTTTGTTGACTTTTTTAAATGACTTAAATACTTGCATGATGGTCAGCAAAATAACAGAATTAACCATATTTGAAAGCCCAGACGGTGGACGCACAGTGTATGCCCGTTCACCAGGTAGTACTAACCGTGAATTACATAGCCAAGATCCTAAACTACAACAAGAACTCCAAGACTTAGAAAGTTCAAAACGCTGGGTAGAAATTTTTCAAGCTCGACGTGACAATACTGAACTTGATCATTTGTGCGAACAAGTAGAAATCTTGTGGGAATTAAGCCGGGTGTCTAAATGAAGTTTGCCTGCCAAACCTTATTTGATATTACCGCCACGGGAGTAACCGGGCATTGTAAAGTTACCCGTATGCCGTTCCGAGACTCGGCCGGGCAAGTAATTAGAGACATTGAATCCTGGAATCGTAGTCGTAATCAACAACGCAACTGGGAAACACTTACACAGATTTTAAGTTTACGCACACAATTATTTGCTCTTACAAGCCCTATCCAAGACCAAACCGGCACCCGTTGGATGTTTGAATTTGAAACGGAAACCGATGGCATATATGGCCCTGAATCAGACCCGGTGTCGGTATTGAGATCCGACGCGGTCGGCGTACCCATGATACGAGAACTTAATAACGATCCGGATATTGACACAATATTGGTTACCGAAGGTCCTAGACAGAATATTTGGTTTGCACCTATTTCCATAAATAGTTGACTGGAGAAAATAAAATGGTCGAAGCCACAGAAATTGAAAAGCATAGCTTAGAAGCTCACGTTGAATTATGCGCCGAGCGTTATAATGCATTAGAAATGAGACTTGATACTCTTGATGATAAAATTGGACTTGTCGCTGCAATGGTTAAAGAGGTCAAAGATGCTGTGAGTAAAATGGCTGAAAAAAACAATGATCGCTTAATTGCCTGGGGCGTTGGTATTATAGGTACACTAGTTGCCACCACAGTATATCTGTTTACACACTACATTATTAAATGAAAACAGATCAAGAACTTGACCGCCTATTTAAACAAGAATATCGGGACGTTCTTTCCAATACAATCTGGAAAAACGACAATGGAGTATATGAAGTATTTGGGCATTATCGTATAGAGCCTGTGCGACCCGGATATCGAGTAACATGTGCGGCCACAGAAGTGGGCGTATTTGCCAGTACTAAAACCGCACTTAGCTGGTGTATAGCCGATAAAAACCGTGCTTACAATACAGCCCGAGAATTACTAACCCTAGACAACAAAGTAGCCAGTATTACGCATGATATTGCTACTAGAGCCGCAGTCGGCGATCGTAGTCAAAATCCTGGGTTACGTGAAATTATTTTAACTAAGTTAGAAAGCAAGATTATACAGAAAAAAATGTTAGAAAATCAACTAACCAAATGTGTAAACTGGGCTAAACAAACCCAATCTCGTGAATTCGTAACAAAAAAAAATAATAAAAAATGAATACTTATACTTTATATGTTAAAACTCATAGAAAAACAGGACTAAAATATTTACTGTAATAAAGAAGGCAAAGGCTTAAGTAATTTTAGTATGCATACTAAAAAATGTATTACTAAACCTATGTCATTTAGCTAAATAATTAAAGAAACTCATAAAAGGATTTAAACATGAAACTGCAAGAACTAGCTGTAATTAGCCCAACAAAACAGGCTGCTGCGGTATTTGAAAGTTATTTCGGAACTAGTATCAAATTTGATACTATTTCTCAACGCCAAGCGCAAAGTCTATTAAATCGTGTGCGCTCATTAATCAGCGAGCACCGTCGCACTCCAGCGTTTCATAAGAGTGAGCAAGACCCTGCATATCTTAAATTGGTAATGTTAGAGCAAGCACTGGCTACCCAGGCAGTTACGGGACAACCTGCAGCTAATCCTCAGCAACAGGCTGCATTGCAGACTGCACAGATGGCACAGAACAAACGTGCAATTCAAGACCAAATTAAACAAAAGCAACAAGAAATTCGACAACTTCAACAGCAGATGAATAATCCTGTAATGGCCGCAGAAAGTCGCGCAAGTTTACGTAAGCGTTTACAAGAATCCGAAGTTCAACAGGCTCAAGTTGTCTTGGCCAGTCAAGACATGGTTGACCAAGTACAAAAGATGTTAGAACAAGTTAGTGCCATGCAGTTTAAAGATTTGCCAGCCCTGGTTGATCAAGTTAAGAATCAAGTTGGTGTAGACCAAGCTATGCAATTTAAT